AAATTCGCCAAACTAGCAACTCCAGCAGCGTTACGTGGTGATGGAACATTTTTCATATTAGTGGTTGTCATTGGTTCCACAACATGTTCACCCATCATCTTATCCGCACCAAATTTGTGAATCTGTCCTTTAACAACATTTACATCATCCGTTGTCATAATTTGACCAGCAGTATATTTACCTGTGTCTTCTGGTACAAAAATTGATCGCAGTTGATATGAATGTAGTTGATTATGTGTACCACAAATTTTGAAATTGAGTTTAGCAGACCATTGTTGTGCCATTGATGCAGCAAACATTTGATGCGAAATTGACATAGTTGTAACAGGTGGTGTGCCTGTTGTTGAACCTATAAAATCCGTGATGGTGCAAGGACGTGCATATAAAACGGTATGAACTTGATCTGCAACAGCTAGTGGAAAAACTCCAATGATGTTTTCACTATTCATGATTTTTTCGACTTCCATCTCATCCATTCCGGAACCAAATTGACCATCGGAAGTCTCTACTTCTTGCTGTTTTGCAATGGTTAAATTATGCATGGGGACTGTACCTTGATCATTCAAGAAGCGAGATCCCGGATGATACTTAATAGCTGTAATTGGTGCATCAGAGGGATTATGTTTTGGAGTAGATGACATGACTTTCTGCATCATATTTCTCAACGAGTTCATCTGCATTTGCGGATAAATTGGAGAAGTCTTGACTGTTGGTTTTGCATGCATTCTAGCAATCAACTGTTCAATCTTTTCTTTTTCAACCATCAAATTAGCCAGTGCCACAGGTTGGTCAATGAATGTTGGATATTCCACTCTCAATGTTTCCATTGGACAGAAAATTTGGATTTTAATTCTGGCAGAATCAGTTTGAGATGGTGTTACACGCGAAATTCTGAAAGTGCCAAGACTTCCAGTGTTCGTTGCCAAATTTCGTGCTAGAAATGCATCTACCCACGGTGCTGTAATATCAACTTGACCTCCTGTAGATAATGGAATCACTTCCCTTATCGACTGGGATTGTTGTAACAATGTTGTGGCCCTTTGAGTACCAAGTGGTGGGATATATTGTGGCATGATTGCACCAGAACATGTTCTTGCGGTGGTTATCAGTGTTCTGATAACAATATTCGCGCGTATAGCACCGAATCGTGCCAACTTTGCTCTCACGTTTGCTTGACTCAACAATGCTGCTAAGGGATCAAACGTGTAAAGAATGTCACCTGGTAAACCACCTGTTGGAACTGTGACATTTGCAATGGTATAAACTCTACTAACAATGTCTCTCACTGTGTGGTCACGTATCTCTTCAAATTGATAGAATTTTTCCTCTGACAAGCTCTTTTGTGCGGGTACTTGTTCTCTGATTATTTCTGTTTCATTATCATATGTGATGATTTGTTGTGATGTTATCTCTTGTGATTGGTTTTCATTTCGTTGTTCTGTTGACCATTGTTTCATTTCAAGACGCGGCCAAACATCTTGAACTGTGATGAGCGGGTTTTCGTCATGCTCTGAATAAATATTCTGACGCAGCTTATGATCAACAATAACGCTGAAATCATCGGAGAAATAAAATAAGTTATCACCATTACGTGTCATATTTCGCAAA